AAACCGTGAATGTGGAAGAAGCTGAGGGACAACGTTGGCACCTCGTACAGACGCTTTCAGGTGACCAGACAGATGGCTACAGTGGTGTACCTGGTATAGGAATCAAACGAGCAGTTGCTTTGTTTGAAGACAAAGGCTACACTTGGAAAGCAGTTGTGGATGCATTTGCCGAGAAGGATCTTGGTGAAGACATTGCACTACAAAACGCAAGACTTGCAAAGATCCTTACTAACGATGATTATGACTGGAGAGCAAAACAGCCCATCCTTTTTACCCCCTCCTCCGATTATAGAGTTAACAGTAGAGCAGAACTTCAAGATAAGAAGACTTGAAGACTTACTACCTCAAGCTGATAAATCAGATATTATTACTTTATTCATGGCACTGCAACGTCAAAACTTTGCACTTGCTAACACCGTATCCAACCTAGTTAAACAATGGCCCAATCACCTGAACACTACGGAAACAACTGGGAAGTAGGAGACTTTATCGTTAACCAAAACTTAAGTTTCTTTCAAGCTAACGCTGTTAAATACATCTGCCGTTGTGAATACAAAGGCGATAAAAGAAAAGACCTAGCCAAAGCAATCCACTACCTACAACATGAACTCGACAAAACACAATCAGACTGGGACAACTCTCTTGAGTCAAGCAAAAGAGTTCCGGGACGCTTACTCGGTGGTCAATTCACCGAATGGGACTCTGACTCAGAAATGTTTGATCGATGAAGAATGGTCAGAGTTTCACGAAGCCTTTCATTTAAAAGATGCACACGAACAACTGAAAGAGCTTTGTGATCTTGTCTATGTTTGTTATCAGTTTGCTGCTAATGAAGGCTGGGATCTAGATGAAGCTATGGATCGTGTTCATAAATCAAACATGTCCAAACTAGATGAAAATGGGCAACCTATTTACCGCCAAGACGGTAAGGTCTTAAAAGGACCAAACTACAAACCTCCAAATCTAACTGATCTACTCAATGACTAATTTAATCTCCCGTACAGGACGGGTACAATCATGGATTGATGATCCTACACATCGCCTACCAGTCAGCTGCACAGTGTTTGTAGTTGAAAATGAAATGGAAGGGCCAAACGGTATTGAAGCAAGCTGGAGGTTTGCCTCACATGCGCTAAGGTATGGTGCAGGTTGTGCTATCCATCTTTCTAAACTTGATCCTAAAGGTCATACAAGAGAGTCAGGAGTTACTGCTTCTGGTCCGGTAAGTTTTGGTAAAATTTATTCGTCTTTAAATGAAATACTTAGACGTGGTGGGATCTACAAAAACGGTGCCATTGTTCTTCACCTTGACCTATCCCATCCTGATGCTAGGGAGTTTATCAATGCTAATAGATCCGAACTACCTTGGGTCAAACGATGCATCAACATCACCAAAGAGTGGTGGCAGGATTGTACGTTCAAGGAAGAGCTACTACATGGAATCAAATCAGGTGACATCTGGCTAAACAAAGTAAAATATGACAATGAAGGAAATCGCATCAGAGGTAACGTCTGTCTCGAAGTATACCTGCCATCACGAGGTACCTGTCTATTACAACATATCAATCTTGGAGCCTGTGAGTTCGACGACATCCCACGAGCATTTGTTGAAGGTATGTCCGAGCTGTGCAGCCTACATAGTAGGACAGCTGTCGGAGATTCTGGAGAATACCTCCCGTCTGAAATTGATAGACAAGTGGGACTCGGAATGCTTGGTCTCGCAAACCTCTTACGGAGGTACGGAGTAACTTACGAACAATTTGGAAGAGCGTTAGATCAATATAACAATGGTGAAATCATCCGCTCTGCATCTTATGAACTCGTCTCTCAAATTGCTTCAGGAATTGACCAAGCAGCCGCAATCGCTCGCGAGCATAATATGGTTCGAGCCTTTGCTATCGCTCCAACCGCCAGTTGCAGTTATCGAAGCGTGGATCTGGATGGCTATACTAGCACACCAGAAATCGCTCCACCTATCTCGCAGACAGTTGATCGCGACTCAGGTACTTTCGGAGTACAAACTTACAACTATGGTGACGTAGAGATTGCAAGTAAAGTAGGTTGGGAAAATTATAAACGAGTGGCAGATGGTATCATGACGATGCTAGACGCTACAGGACTTCTTCATGGATATAGTTTCAACTCTTGGAGTGATTCTGTAACCTACGATAATGCATTCGTTGAAGAGTGGCTACGGTCTCCGCAAACAAGCCTCTATTATTCACTACAAGTAATGAGTGATACACAAGATAAATCAGATGCATATGCTGCACTAGATGCAGAAGATGTAGATAAATATCTAGAGGAACTTTTTAACAATGAAGAAATTACCTGTGATTGTCAAGAATGAACCCTTACGAGAAACTACTAAACAGAAAAAGAAAATGGACACCAGTCCAGACAACTGCCGGATTATGCAAGGCAGGGGCGGAAGAGACGGTATTCCGTGCACTTGCCTTGCGACATATGGAACTACCTGTGGGAGATTTTATCCGTGATGGATTGGCTACCGACGTACCAAAACTATCGAGGGAGTTATTGGAATCAAATGTCACCGACGAGGAAAATCACGACCTGGCACTTGGTTACATTGCCAATGCTTACGGTGTTGACGAAAAAGCTGAATCGGAAGCTCTCCGGCTCAGGGAAGCTTGGACTACGCATCCTGATCACACGATCCTTAAAGCGATGGTTGCCGAACGTGCAATTTTCTTCGTTCTTTTACCATTCTTCCGCTTTAATGGTGACGCTGGAATGCGAACAGTCAGTGCGGACATAAGTAGAGATGAACAAATTCACGTTGCTGCCAATAGCCTTGTTTGTCGGGAGCTGGGGCTTACTGTCAGCCCTAGTCTTGATAAACTCCGCAAGGCAACTATCAATTGGGTAATGCAGCCCCTAGGTATTAATACTACCGATAAATATTTAGACAAAAAATTTTGGCTGGATTCTAGTGATCGCTTAATGTATGAGGGCAAAGCCCCTGAACTTTCTGCAACTAAATCAGCTAGAATGCCAGCCTTCTTCGAGCATAGTAATGTCAATCTCCCCCAATACGCTTGAAGTCTTAGGGATGAATTCCCGTGGACTTATAGCTGCATTAGAAGAATCATTCCCACCAACAAACCCTAACCCTGAAGATACAATGGAAAAAATTATGTACAGGTCTGGTCAACGCAGTGTTGTTGAGTGGGTCATTAATTATATGGAGGAAAACTAAATGGACTTTGCACAAATTTTTGGAGGTATGCCTGGAAAGGGCTATCAATCAACACCATCTTACTTTGGCCAGAAGCCTGCTGGTACTTATAGAGTTAAAAAAACTTCGGGTGCGGGTAGAGACGGACTACGAGTAAGTTACAGCAAGGCACCTTATTATAAAAGTGGTGAGCAAGACCCCAAGTACGCCGAGATGGCTAAGCAACAACAAGCTTATCAGCAACAACTACAAGCTACTGCAGCAAAAACCCAAGCCGATGTTGCTAAACAATTAAAAATTGTTCAAAGTGAAAAGTCTGCTGTCTCTAAAATGACGCAGGAATATATAGCCATGTTGCAGAAAGAAGCTGACGCCAAAGCTAAAGCTGAAGAAGAAGCAAGAGTCAGTGCTGCTACCTCTGCTGCAAACCAAGCCCGTCAAGGTCAAACAGCTAACTTACAAATTCAACCAGCATCTTCTACTCCTAAAACTGCTGGAACACAAACCTTTAAAAAACGTAGCATTGCATCTAACCGTAAACAACAACTAACTTCTGGTATTAATCTCGGAACATCTAGCCTACTGAATATCTAATGACTGCTAAATCTCGTTATGATAGATTGTCTTCAGACCGTTCACAGTTTCTAAACAGTGCACGACAAGCCGCAGATCTAACATTACCTTATCTTATTCGTGAAGATGAGCATTTTACTAAAGGTGCTCTTAAACTTACAACACCGTGGCAATCACAAGGAGCTAAAGGTGTGGTGACGCTTGCAAGTAAACTAATGCTTGCATTGCTACCTCCACAAACCAGCTTCTTTAAGCTACAGGTTAATGATATTAATCTTCCTGAAGAATTGGGTCCAGAAATTAGATCAGAAATGGACTTGTCATTTGCTAAGATTGAACGCACTATCATGGAATCTATTGCAGCTTCCAGTGATCGTGTTGTCGTTCATCAAGCATTAAAGCATCTTGTAGTAGCTGGTAATGCTCTTGTCTTTATGGGTAAGGATGGGCTTAAGCTTTATCCTTTAAACCGATATGTAGTAGACAGAGATGGTAACGGTAATGTTATAGAAATTGTAACTAAAGAAACAATATCAAAAAAATTACTAAAAAAATATTACCCTAATTATAAAGAAGAACCTACCAATCAGGTATCTGATAATACAACCGGACCAAATGATGAATGTGATATTTATACACACTGTACCTTAGACAACAATCGTTGGGTATGGCATCAAGAAGTATACGATCAGATACTACCTAAGTCTATGGGTAAAGCACCTGTAGATGCTAACCCCTGGCTTGTGTTGCGCTTTAACCACGTAGACGGAGAAGTCTATGGACGTGGTAGAGTAGAAGAGTTTCTTGGTGATCTAAAATCACTTGAAGCTCTGTCACAAGCCATGGTTGAAGGCAGCGCAGCAGCTGCTAAGGTAGTGTTTACTGTCTCACCAAGCTCTACCACCAAACCCGCTACACTTGCTAAGGCAGGTAACGGTGCTATCATCCAAGGAAGACCTGATGATATTGGTGTGATACAGGTTGGTAAGACAGCTGACTTCCAAACTGCTTATCAAATGATAGGTACTTTAAGTCAACGCATTAATGAAGCATTCCTTGTTCTTAATGTAAGACAATCAGAACGTACTACTGCTGAAGAAGTACGTATGACACAGATGGAATTAGAACAACAACTCGGTGGATTGTTTAGTCTACTAACTGTTGAGTTTCTTGTTCCTTATCTAAACCGTAAACTTTCTGTTGCACAAAAGACTGGAGAGATCCCACGCTTACCTAAAGGTGGTATTGTTAAACCAACAATCGTTGCTGGTATTAATGCACTTGGTCGTGGTCAAGATCGTGAAAGTCTTGGTCAGTTCCTACAAGTCATTGCACAAACAATGGGTCCAGAAGCTATTCAACAATATATTAATCCTGATGAAGTAATCAAACGTTTGGCTGCTGCATCTGGTATTGATGTATTGAATCTTGTTAAGAGTATGCAAGAGCTACAACAAGAACAGCAACAAGCTATGGAACAACAACAGATGATGGCTGCTCAAGAGCAACAACCACAGATGGCTGCTGTTGAGCAGAAACGTGAACAAGCTGCTATGCAGATGATGCAACAGCAACCACCAGAACAAATCCCACCACAATAATATGCCTGAAACACTTACGATGAATGATACACCTGCTGATCAGCCAGCAATGAATGCTGATGAGCAAGACTCTTTGCAGGTTGCTGAGTCTCTTGAGGGTGCAGAGCAACCGCTACTGGCTGGTAAATTTAAGGACCAGTCATCACTAGAACAAGCTTACCTTGAACTACAAAAGAAACTTGGTACACCAAATGATGAAGCCGAAGCCGGTGAAGAAACCGAACCAGAAGAGCAAGCCTCCGAAGAAGAAGACGTATTAGAAGAAGATTCTTCTGGGGAACAGCTAAGTGAAGAACAAGCTAACCAATTGTTTGAAATGGTTGGTGGTGAAAAAGCTTACAAATCAATGATTGATTGGGCAGGCCAAAACTTTACTAAAGAAGAGGTACAGATGTATGATTCTGTTATGGGTAAAGGTGATCCCAATGCTATCTTCTTTGCTGTACAAGCATTGAATAGTAAATATACAGATGCTGTTGGTAATGATGGACAACTCTTGACTGGCCAACGTTCTGCTGCACAACAAGAGGCATCTTTCCGTAGCCAGCAAGAACTTGTACAAGCAATGAGTGATCCACGTTATGATCGTGATCCTGCTTTTAGGGATGATGTAATTCGTAAACTACAAAACTCTGACATTGATTTCTAAATGACTGTTACCACCAACGATCGCGGACAACAAAACCTTTTTGCTAAAGAACCCATCATGTACACTGACGAAAACTACACTGTGACTCATAACGAAAAAGCTGAAATGCTAAACGGTCGCCTGGCTATGCTAGGTGTGATGGCTGCGCTCGGAGCGTATGCCTTAACTGGTCAAATTATCCCTGGAGTATGGTAATGCCACAAGGTAAAGGAACTTACGGATCACAAAAAGGTAGACCACCTATGAAAGGTACTAAGAAAGGTACTAAAAAGTAATGGCTAAGAATGTAAGCCTAAAGATTGGCACACACAAGTCACGATCCGGTGGTCTTACTAAAGCTGGTCGTGAAAAGTATAACCGGGAAACTGGTTCTAATTTAAAGGCACCACAACCTGGTGGAGGAAAGCGTAAGAAGTCTTTCTGTGCTAGGATGGGTGGTGTCAAAGGTCCAATGAAAGACAGCAAGGGTCGCCCTACACGGAAGGCTCTTGCATTACGTAAATGGAAATGTGGTAAATCTTAATGGCTAAACAAGGTCTCTACGCTAACATCCACGCAAAAAAAATGCGTATCGCAAAAGGTTCAGGTGAAAAGATGCGCAAGCCAGGAAGCAAAGGTGCTCCTACTGCTGCCAACTTTAAACGTGCTGCCAAAACTGCTAAGAAAAAATGATTGAATGCCCACAATGTACTGCACCACAGCAGTACGTTCTAGAACAACTACAGACTTCTGCTGGTGTGAAAGACCGTACAGCACTAGCAGTCGTTATGGGTAACATCCAACAAGAGTCTAACTTTAAACCTAACATCTGCGAGGGTGGTGCTATCGTTCCTTATGATAGATGCCTTCGTGGTGGTTATGGTTTAATTCAATGGACATCTAAACATCGTTACATTGGTCTTGGCAACCATTGTGCTAAACGTAATGAAGATCCTAGTGGTCTTAAATGTCAAACTGATTACATGATACATGAGATGAGGTTTAGAAAAGATCTTTATGCTTTTCAAACTAATCATCAACAAGTCGGTTATTACATGAATGCTGCATACTACTGGTTAGGCTGGGGTATTCATGGTAACCGTACAAAATACACTTATTCTTTTTTAACTAAACTCAAATGAAAATTCTTGCTATCCTCCCCGCAACCCTGATTGCTGCTACTCCTGTAATGGCTGGTCCTTACGTAAACATTGAAAACAATGCTGGATTCACTGGATCTGATTTCAATGGACATGTTACAGATTTCCATCTTGGTTATGAATCAGGTAATGACGTAGGTTCATACTACGTACAAGCTGGTCCTTCTATCTTTGCACCTGATGGTGGAGAAGAAGAGACAAAGCTTACAGGTAAGATTGGCGGTTCAATTCAAGCAACAGAACGTCTTTCTGTTTATGGAGAAGTTGCAGCAACCTTTGATGACGTAAATGATTACGGCACTAAGTTTGGTGTTAAGTATAACTTCTAAAATTTAAACTTTTATTTATTTAACACAATGGCATACGGACAAATTGTACAAGATGTAGGTGGTCTTTATATACCTCCTCATGATTATGTAGGTATTACTCCACCAGCAGCACCAAGTACTGGAAATCAAGTCGTTGTCCATCGTATCGGTGGAGCAAGTGGTACAGTGGTAGCAACATTAACTCTTACTTATACCAGTGGTGAACTTTCTTCTGTAGCTAGGAGTTAAATATGGCTTATAAGTATAATCCTTTTACAGGAACCCTAGACGAAGTTCCCTTGATTACTGCTGAGGTTAGCTTCCCGCTTAGCTTCCCGCTTGGCACGGAAGCCCTGCCAGGGATATATCTAGGGTCTGATAACAACACTGGCATCTATTCG